AATATAAAGATAAATTAGAAGATATTGAAAATAAGTATATTAAAAAGAAAAAATTAAATACAGAAAATTTTTTCATAAATAATAATTCAAATTCAAATTCAAATTCAAATTCAAATTCAAATTCAAGTAGTTTAAATCCTACTATAAGAAATTTAATGAAAAGTGATAATAATGTAGATGTAGATGTTGAAGATGCTAAAAAACTAGTAAAATTACTTTCATCTGAAAGAGCAAGATCTTATGATACATGGGTTCGTGTAGGATGGGCATTATTTAACATATCAATAAATTTATTAGATGAATTTAGAGAATTTTCAAAAACTTGTAAATCTGCTTATGTAGAAGGAGGTTGTGAAGAAGAATGGACAAAATGTATAAATAGAAATTCTTCAGAAGGTTATAAAATAAGTTCATTACATAAATGGGTAAAAGAAGATAATTTAGAAAAATATAATGAATTTAGACATGGAAAGATAAATAAAATATTAGATGAAGGAGATATAAGAACTGATCATGATGTAGCAACAATAATTCATGAGTATTATAAACATGAATTTGTTTGTGCAGATATAGATAAAAATGTTTGGTATCAATTTAAAGGTCATAGATGGAAAATAATACAAAAAGCAAGTGGATTATCATTAAAAATGTCAAAAGAAATTACAATAGAGTTTGCAAAGTTATATTCTTCAACTGTTATTAAAGCAATGAACTGTGAAAATCAAGATAAGGATAAATTTTTATTAAAATCTAAACAAATTGATAAATTAGTTCAAAACTTAAAGAATAAAACTTTTAAGGATAGAATAATATCAGAAGCTGCTTTATTATTTTATAGAGATGATTTTATTGAGACATTAGATCAAAATCCATATATTGTTGGATTTAAAAATGGAGTTTTTGATTTAAAAACAAAAAAATTTAGAGCTGGAGAACCAGATGATTTAGTAAGTATAACAACAAATTATGATTATATTGAATATAATGAAAATGATACAACAATAAAAGAGATAGAATCATTTTATCAAAAAATTCAACCTAATGAATCTGTAAGATTATTATTACAAGTATATACTGCTTCAATGTTTGAAGGAGGAAATAAAGATCAAAAAATTTTATTATTTTTAGGTGTAGGAAGTAACGGTAAAGGTACATATATTGATTTAATTGATGGAACTTTTGGAATGTATTATGATACTTTATCACCAACTGTGTTTACTCAAAAAAGAGGAAGTAGTTCAAATGCAACTCCAGAACTTGCAGATAAATATAATAAAAGATCAGTTGGATTTCAAGAAATTGATGCAGATGATAAATTTCATTTGGGATTATTAAAAAGTATTACTGGTCAAGATAAAATACCTGCAAGACCATTATATGGACAACCTTTTAGTTATGTTCCATTATTTAAATTATTTGCAGCAATGAATGTAGAACCTATTATTGAAAGTGATGATAATGGTACATGGAGAAGAATTTTAAAAGTTGATTTTCCAACTGTTTTTAAAAGTAATCCTAAAAAACCAAATGAAGTAAAAGGTGATCCTGATATTAGAGAAAAAATTAAAAATTGGTATCCACCTCATGCTTGGTTATTATTAAATAAATATTATCCAATTTACAAAAAAAATGGAGGATTAGAAAAATTAATTCCAGATTCTGTTAGATTATCTACAGATAAATATAAAAATGATTCTAATATTTATATGGAATTTATGAATGATAGTATTAAAATTGATGATAATTCTAAAATTGAAAAATCATTACTATGGCATGAATTTAAAGAATGGTATATTGCATGTTATAATTCTAAAAATCAAAGTTCAAATAAAAAATTAATGGCATTTTTTGAAAAAAATGGATATAAGGTAGATAGAGGAATAAATGGATTTGTTCATGGAATAATGACTAATACAAATGAAATGACAGAAGTATCCTAAAAATCATATATAAACATTAAAAAAAATTGAAATTTATATATACTCATAGTCTTAATAATTAACAAATTTGCTCTTATATTAACTAATAAATTGATAAAATGACAGGTACTAAATTTTATCCACCACGTACTACGTTTTATTCACGTGATAATAGAAGAGTTTTGGGAGATAATGAAAAAAAAGAAAAAGTATCATTTTGTATGTCTGGAAATCCTTGGCATTCACTTAATCCTGAAAAAAAAAATACTGGAAATCCTTGGGCACTTAATCCTAAAGGAAATACACCAAGAAAATGTTGTGTTAAATCTAATTCTTAATCCAAATTTAACAATGATATAATTTGCATATAAATCTTATGTGTAAATATATTATCACTTTTTTTAAAATTTAAAAAATAATCATTACAAGATGAAACATTATTAAATAAATTATCAAATTTTAATTTGTTTGTTTTTTTATCTAAAAGTTTTCTTGATCTCTTAGATTTTTTTACCATATCTATAATTTTATCTTCTTTATCTGGAAATATTTTTATAATTTCTTTTAAATTTATAATATCTTTATCAATAATATTTAATTTTTTATGTTCTTCTATATTAATAATTATTTTTTTATTTATTAATTCTAACAAAGTTAATCCTAATGCCCAATAGTCACTTTTAAAATCATAATTATAACCTAAAATAACTTCAGGTGATCTATAATATCTTGATTGAATAGAACCAAGTAATGTTCCAAATTTTCTTGATTTACTTATATCAATTAATTTAACATCAATATTTTTAAATTTTTTATTAAATTCAAACTTTCTTATATTATTTTCATTTTTTATATACCCTCTATTTTCATAATAAAAACTTTTATCATAAATAATATAACTTTCATCTCCTTTATTTTTTATATAATTATCAACATTATTTATATATTTTATAATTTTATCCTTTGTTTTATCATCTATATCAGTTTTATAATATAAATAACTAGTATTTATTGAATTTTCATCAGTATTATTATCATTATCATCATTTAAATCTCCCTGACTATCATCAATACTTGAAACATAACTTGACATATCATCAAGATTTTCATCAGATTCTGAATATTCACTTGTTTCATTATCATTAGAATCTTCTTCATCTTCTTCTTCTTCTTCTTCTTCTTCTTCTTCATCAGAATCTTCTTCATTATCATTATTGTCAGAATCTTCATCATCAGAATCTTCTTCATCAGAAAAATCTTTTTTATTAGAATGTATATAATTAGAAGAATTTTCACTTGCAAAAACATTACTAACAATATGATTATCTAAAGAAAGTTGTTTATCCATAATATTAATACAAGTTATTAATATATCAATAATTTTTGTATAATTTAGATCAATTCCTTTATTAGGTTTATTTTTATTTTTCTTTTTTTTTTGTTTATTATTTTTATATGAATAACATTCTTGATTTTTACAAATATTATTAATTTTTTGTGAAATATTTTTAATAAAAAAGTTTTTTAAATTTTCTTGATTTTCATCTTTATAAAAAACAATAAAATTTTCTGGTTTAACATCATTTATAACATATCCTTTATTATGTATAACTTCTAGAGATTTAATCATTTTATTCATAACATTATAAAATAATTCAACATTAATATCTTCTTGATTATCAAAAAAAGTTTTTATATCACTAACACCAAGTTCATAAACTATAACTAAAAAAGTTGTATTTTTATGTTTGTATTTAAAATTACTTAGGGGAATATTAATTAAATCACCACATGTATAATTGTTACTAAATTTATCATTTTTATTTAATCCAATTGTTTTAAATTTTCCTATTTCTTTAATAAATTCTTTAAAATTTTCTCCACTTTTAGAATGAAAATTAATTTTTAATGCAACAAATTTATAATCATATTGTTCTTTAGATTTTGTTATATATATAAATGATCTTATCATAACAGAACACCAAACTTGTCCATAACTTCCTTTTCCAATTCTATGTAATAAAATATATAAATTATCTCTTTTAGAATCATAAATAATTTTTTCATGTTTTCCTGATAAACTCATATTTATTTATAATATTTTATAAATAAACACATTTTTAAACTTTTATAAAAAATATATTATCTTATTCATTTTTTATTTACTTGGTTTTCTTCCTCTTTTTTGAGGTATAGATTTTTTAAGTTTTTCATTTTCTTCTTCTAATTGTTTAATTTTTTTAGTTAATTCATCATTTTTACTTTTTAATTTTTTATTTTTAGCTGTTAATTCATTAGTAATTTTATCACATTCTTTTTTAATTTCAGTTAAAGTCATTTTTTTAAAAAAAGTTGAACCTTTTAATTGAACACTCCATTCATTTCCAACAGCATTTCTTAAAATAATATATCCTTCATCTTTATTAATTAATTTTAAATTACCTCCTCTTCTAAATTTATTCTCTCCATTTATAGAAGCAAAATATCTAATATGAGTTCCAATATTAACAGTATTTATGTCTGTAACTTGACAATAATCTTCTAATAAATCTTTAATATCATCTTTTGTTAAATTATCAGTAGCTGTTTTTTTTCCTTGTTTAGATTTATCAACAGATTTTTTAGCTCCTGCATATTTATTTGCTATATCTTTAATAATAGGATCTTTACTTTTTTTTCCTATATTAGAAAGTGCTTTAGCAATATCATTATTATCTGTTATTGTGGTGCTTTGCATTATTATAATATAAGTATATAATTTTAAGTATTTTTAAACTCTTATATCAAAAATCTTAAAAAAAACTGAAAAATATTCTATTAATAAAATAATATAATATAATATAATATAAAAGTTTATCATAATAAGTTATTATAAGATGGATAACAAAGTTCTTTCATGGAATATTTCATCTAAACCAGAAGAATATTCTGTTAAGCTGTTTAATGACAAATCATTTATTAAATATGAAAAAAATGAAGATAATAAGGATAATATTACAAATACAACAGATAATTTATTTTCAGATTTTATTCCTTTAGAAAAAGAAGTAAAAGAAGTTTATGAACCTTATAATATAAAACAATTAAATGATTTTTATGAAAAAATAAAAGATCAAGATAAATTAAGTAAAAAAGATTTATTTGATTTAACACTTTTATTAAAAGAATCTTCAGAAAATCTTAAACTTGATATTAAAAAAAGAGGAAATAATATAACTGATAGAGTTTCTTATTCTCAAGAAGAATATGAAGAACTTATTTATCATTTAACATTAATAAAAAATGTATGTGAAATAGCAACTAATTATTTTACTTGTTCAAAAAAAAATCAAATTCATCAAAATTACACTTTAAGAATATTTTTTAAAACTTCATGTTATAAAATGTGTAATCAAAAATCTTCATGTTATATTCATACTAGAATTGATAAAAAAAAATATGAAAGAAAATGTGAACAATATCATTTTGTTCATAGAATAGTTATTGATGATATTGAATGTTTAATTAAAAGTTTAGAAAAATTAGAATTAGAAAATTTAAACTGGATTATGA